TAATCTAACATACCCGTCAAACATGCCAGCTTTATATGCTGGCATATATTGATATCCTTTAACTCTAAATTTAAAGAAATCAGATAGTTCTTGTTCAATGGATTTATCAGAAAATATTCTAATATAAGATTCATTAAATTTTTCAACTTTAATCATTTATTTTTACAATTATCAAAATGGTGTTTAAACATTCCAGGAGAGGTTATTCCTATTTTAGTACAATGCGGGCACGTTATCAGGGGTCTATTTTTAGCGACTATAGACAGTTTATTTCTAACTTCAGGTCTTTTTGAGACATTATCTGCACCTTTTTTACCACATTTAGAATGATCTCTAATAAACGTTCCTTCATTCCATTTTTGTTTCATAGCATTTGATTGTTTAATCCTATCTACCTTAGAAGACATTTCCCTTTGAAAATTAGGGTCATTAAATTTGCACAATCTTCCTTTTTTATAACCTAGTGGTATAAGATCATATTTATGTATATACAAATTAGTTACACCATTATTAATCCATATTTTTCCATTAGTAGTTGCCCCGCCTTCTAAACCATTTTCTGGTTTTTGGTTTGCCCATTCTTTGGATTCTACAATATTGTTCTCTTCTGAGAAATGTAAAGCATAATCAACAATAGATTTATCATGAAATAGATTAGACACCCATAATGTAACTATATGTTCTTTACCATGCTTTTTAATATGATCATTCCAATAAACTCCAGATCCATTATAGGTATAAGGATCATTGGTTGTTTTACCAAAGTATTTTAGACCAGTAATTGAATGTTGTTTTATATAGAGATATGTTGGAATTATTTCTTGATATATAGTTTCGCTGGACATAACTGTTCCTTGTAATAGTTGTTAGAATGTTTAGAATAGGTAGGAATTGCAGTTCCGTGACCTATACTTATTTATATATTTTTAATTTCCAGCTAAAAACTTTTTATGTTCTAGAACTGTTTTTAATTGCCAATCTCTAGCTTTTATTTGACCTAGGATAGATTCAAGTAGGTAACTCATAGTTTGTAAATATTCTATTTTAACTTTCATATTGTTAAGATCAGTGTCACCATCAAGAAATTGATCCATCTCATTCTTCATAGGTTTGACACCTAACCATTGTTCCCATTGCAAGGTAGACAATTCTTCTCTTGAAAGTTCGCCTCTATAGTATCTAAACTTAGTCTTTTTTAGAACATTATAATCATTATTATATTTTGTAACTTTAAGTTTTGCCTGCATTAAATATCTTATATACTTAGCATGCAACTTTGGAACTCGAATGGATTCATTCGAGATATGATTGTCGTCCATTACAGAATCGTCATCCCATTCTGATAAAAGTTCATCAATTGTAGCCATAATATCCTCAAAAATTATATAAATTCGTATCTACTTATTTTAAATGTTACATTCCCAACTAAATATGATACATCTGTATTTGTAGATAGAAAATTCATTGAACTTAAATTCAATGGTAGAATATCTATAAACTTTACAGTTTTTACCGGTAGATTATTACTTCCTAATATTTGCAAAGTAGCATCAGAATATTCTTTACTTGTTCTACTATACCCTGTATCTTGTAAATTAATAAAATCAGTAAATTGATTATTATCTTCTGGAAAACCAAGTCCTATCATCCAATCATATACAGCAATATAATTACTCATATTTTGATCTATAATAAACTGTATATTTAGATCTTCAAATGAAAGTATTTCCCCACTAAATGGCAAAGCCGATAAAGGAGTGTTCACTTCAAATGTAGGTAAAGACATACCTGGAAGATTAATTTCTTGACAAAAGAATGATACTTCCGGTAATTTTGAAATAGAAAAATTAAACCCATTACTAGATAGTGGATTTATATTTGTTGGAAACGGACATGTAGTTGTTATTGCCATTATAGTACCTGATAGTGTTTTACTATTTATTCAATTCAAAACTTATTAATTTCCAACCTTTTATTGGTATAGAATTATTTTTTGTTTGTTTGCTCATAAAGTTATTTAAAGAATGGGTTTGGAACCAATCTGTATAATTTATGTCTAAATTAATTGGATTATTATTTTTAAACTGAACAACCAAATTTTTATACTTATTAGTAAATATTCTATTTTGTAATTTAGTTTGTTTCATCTTTTCTAAAGCATGAGGATAATCATCTTTAAATTTTTTACCTTTAAGTGGAGAAATTCTCCCATTCTGATATTCTTTTTTTCGTTGTACGCTATTGGCATTATTCTGTTCTTTAGTTCTAATTTTACCTTTGTTATTACTACCGTTAGTATTACCTTTATTAGCAACAGATATTTTTGCTCTATGTTCTTCTGATTGAGGTCTACCTTTCATTTTTTGTCTATGTTTTTCAATAGTTTCAGGGGATCTTTTATGGCCTCTTCCGCCCTTATCTATATTATAACCTTGACCTCCTTGAGTAGAAGTCAATGAATCATATTGAATAATAAAATCAGTTTCTATTAATCTGCAATATTCATAATCATTAGATTGCAAAATAACATTACAATAAAAATTGTGTTTGCCATATTTTTCAATAGCAAAAGATATAGGAGATCTTTCTTGATATTTTGGTTTGGTAATTTTACAATGGTCATTAAATCTATGACCTAATTTATTTGATGTATAACCAATATATTTCTTATTATTGATTAAATTTGTTATAAGATATATTGAATATATATTTGTGCTGGACATAACTGTTCCTTAATAGTTGTTAGAATGTTTAGAGTAGATAGGATTGAGGGATCCGTGATCTACAACTTATTTATTAATGATTTATTAAAGCCATTAATCTATCAAAATAAAAAAGAAGGGTCAAAAGACCCTTCTAATTATTTCACAAGAACTTAAAAAGTCCTTTAAAATCAATTACATAAGATTTGTAACTTTACAAATTCTATAATAGTAATTTTTACGCGCTGTCATTGAGTTGTCAGCATTTGAAGTAGCAGACATTGAAGCGTCATCAATATCAACCATTGGGTTAGCAACCATACCGTAACGAGTTTTGAAGCCAATTTTAGGTTGGAAAGTTTGTGGATCAACCGCACGAACCATTTGCAATGGAACATATGGGCAATAGAACAAACCAGCGTCAAACGCAGAAGTACCTTTATAACCTACAGTAAAGAATTGTAGACCTGCAGCAGATGGGTTGTTACCACCAGTGTAAGGATCAACATAAACTTTATATTTGCCGTTTAAGATACCAGCAAAAGTAGTAGATGCTTCATCAACATTCAAACCAGTAGAAAGAGCAGGAGCATAATCTAATACACCAGCCATTGCTAAAGCAGAAGCAACATCTGAAGAACAGATGATGAAGTTACCACGTCCACGACGTGTTTGTTGAGCGATAGCGTTAGCTTCTCTTTCGATTTGGAACAACAAACCTTTGAATTTTTCAACTGACCAACGACCATTAGAGTCAACGTCAAGATCAAAAATACCAGCAGTAGCAGTACCAACAGCAGCACCTTGTTTAGCAACAGTGTAGATAGTACGAATAACTTCACGGTTAATTTCAGCAAGAATTTCAGTAGAAAGAATTTTGCTTAATTCGCCTTCAGCGTCAAGACCATGAACTGATTTCAAGTCTTGTGCTAATTCGATAGAGTATTCAGCTTTCAATGCACGAGTTTTAGCAACAACTGAAGTTTTTTCAATTGAGAATGCCATTTCAGGAAATGCTTCACCTGAAGTAGAACCTAAAATTTCAGCATTAGCAGTAGACAAACCTAAACCAGTTTGGTATGAACCAGTTGATAAACCAGTAGCGCCGGTAGGATCAGTACCAGTAGCGCCTGAAGTACCAGTAAAGCTAGTGTTTGCTTCGTTAAACAATGCTTCTGTTCCACTTGGACTAGTGTAACGAGATTTCATTGCAAAAATCAAACCAGTTGGTTGAGTCATTGGTTGAACACCAGCAACATCATATGCAATCAACTGAGGCATAGCACGACGTACTAAGTTAATCAACACAGGATCAAAACCAGCTACACCACCAGTACCAGCAGCGCCAGCATTGTATGTACCAGTACCAGTAGTATTGACACCATAGTTGCCACCACCACCAATGTTAGTAGAAACACCGCCTGTACCAGCTTCGAAAAGCATACCGTTAGCTTGGCTAGCAGCATTCATTTCACGTTGTTGGTTTTCTAGGATAACAGCTAAGTCACCACGACGAGTAAAGTCTTTAATAGCAGGAGCGCCATCAGCGTCAATTACAGGAGCCCATTTTTCTAAAAGGGCAGAACGATTTAATTCCATCTTAAGTTTCCTTATTTTTATTAAAATTATTGGTTATATTGTTGTAATGCTTTAGCATACGCAGCAACAGTAGGATCAACGTTTACATATTTGTTTTCTTTGATTTCTTCTACTGGAGAATCAGTAACAAAAGATTCTACCAAAGCGCTTTGTTTGCCTGTGAAATAGTTTTCACGAATTGTTTGTACTTTTACTTTAAATGTATCTTCAGCATCATAAGATAATTCTTCTACTAATGCTACAAATTTTTCAGTTTCTGTATCAGTCAAACCTTCGCTAACCATATTTACGATTTCTTTACGAGTTGATTCAGAAAGTGATTTTTTCAAATCAATATTTCTTTCAACTTGTTCGTTTAACTTAGACTCTAGTACATCAATCCTAGTTTCCATTTCACCGATAACGTCGTACTTTTCTTCAGGAACATCAATATAATGTTCTTCAAAAAGACCTTTCATACCAGTAATAAAGGATTCCATGATATCAGACTTAAGTCCATTTTCAAGGGCTATTTCATTCTGTTCTATCCACTGCTCAACAACATAGTCGAGGTAACCATCAATTTTTTCAACCAGACCCTCAGTAATTGAATCTACTTGCTCAGCAAGTTTTTCTTCAAATTCTTCTTCTAAACGTGCAACTTCTTCTTTAACACGTACAACTACAGCAGACTCGAAAATAGTAGCTGCTTTTTCTCTAAATTCTTCAGATAAAGATTCACCAAACATTAATGCATCTACATCGGTAGAAACGTCAATTGATTCTTTTGAAAGAAAATCTCTTTTCATTTGTTTTCTATGTTGATCTGGCGGTGCATCAGCATCCATAGCTGCTTTAAATGCTGCTTTCTGTCCTTCTCTTTTTTTAATATGTGATAAAGTTTTTTGTGCTTTGTCATTATCTGATTCATCATCACTTTTATTATATCGTTTAACATAAGCTCTTTGTTTTATGTCAGCAGATAATTCAAACAATGCTTGTTCTTCTTCATCTAAAGAATCATATTCTTCTTCAGTGATGAAATCTTCATCTAATTCTTCTTCAACAATTTCTTCGTTTTCTAAAACTAATCCTGCCAATTTGGATTCTTCCATAATCTCAGCGATTTTACTATCAATAGACATTTTATATCTCCTAATTTTGATATATCTTATTATTTATAAAAATTAAACTTTTACTTAATGCTACGTAAAAAGTGTTGAAAGGCAAGTATTTTTTGCTCTTCTAAATTCATTGACGTTGCTTTTGTTATTGTTTTTCTAGCTTCATCAACATGTTTCTCAAACTTTCCATCAACATAAACCCAAGATGCACCTTCCATGATTCCTTGAACCCAGGCATCAGGTGCAGATGGATCACTTACTAAATCGCCGGCAGTACTTAACATAAAATCATTTTGTACTACATTAATACCTTCATTGTTCATTTTTAATGAACCTAAAGCACGACTTGACGTACCAATTCTTCCGCCACCTTTAAGAATACCTTCAGCAATTCTACCCATAGGAGTATCAAGAATTTTAGCCTTTCCTATCCAATTATTACCTTCTTTTCTTAAGTTAGTAATTAGATGTGAAATTCTATCAAGATTAATTGAAGGTGATTCAGGATGTCCTAATTCACCAAAGGCAGAATTCTTTTCTACTTTTTCTTTAATATATCGTTGAACTTCATTATCCATAATTGATTCTGGATACATTCTTCCATTACGATTCTTAATATTTGATTGAAGAAATACACCCTCTACATAAAGTTGTTTACCTTTACCGAGTTTTTCCTCTACAACCATATTTAATGTTTCGTTAACTTCCCTAATTAGTTTCATATTAACTTCCGTATACTAATTCGTTATCAAGAGCACCAAACTGAGTGGTCTCTATTTTACCATAATAACCTGAATTCTTTCTAACTTTAATCCAAATTTCGCCTTGGACTGCAGCAGCAAGTTTATCTACAATAGTAACACTGATAGAATATGTTGCATTAACATTATCAGGTGGGAAATATGTACCCATCATATCAATAAGGTTACCATTATCTGCAAGAGGAGTAACAATGCGAACACCATTTCTATCTACTTTATATATAGCTCCTGGTTCACCTGCCCATTGAAGCGCAGTAATAGAAACAGATGGAGTACCTATTATAACTTGTGTAGCATATTGAATTTTATAAGTAGTACCTGCTATAACTGCAGCACCATTTGCAGATAATACAGCATTAGTTGCATTAGTAACTGAGGTGATAAGACCTACATAAACACCTGCACTAGTATATACTTTAGCATTGACATGAACATTAGTATCAAAACTTGTTCCTACACCAACAATTGATGTAGCACCTGTGCCTATTGTTACAGTTCCTGCGCCAACAATAATATTGGCATAAGGTAACAAATCTGTAGTTAAATTTATTATAGATGCAGCAGTATCTGAACCTGCAATTTTAATAATTGCCTCAGTTTCTGATGCTTTAATAATGGTTTTTGTTAATGCTGCCATCTTTATTCCTTAATGATTACATCGAGTATTTTTAGGAAGTTATCCGAACTTTCTTTCATGAACTCGACAACCTCTACTTTATTTTCTAGTAAGTTATTTATATCTTGTTGGGTTTGAATATCTATTGCAATAACTGATTCATCTTCTAGAATGTAATGTATTTTACCATTAATAATAGAATCAAATTCATTCATTTCACGAATATTAGAAACAACTGGATCAATTGAAAAGGATTTGTCGGAAGCTATTTTAATATATTGTTCGACTATTTTATTTGTGACTTTAATATTGTGTTCTTCTTTAATTACGTCTGCAATTTTTAATATATTTTCAGAAAAGAATTCTTCATATAAATTATTGATAATATCTTTTGCTTGTTCTGAATATTTAATATGATTTTTTGCTTCCGACAAATTTCTAAACTGAGTTACTTCATTATTAATTAGTATAGTATTATCATTAGTTATCTGAATAGTATTACCAAAGTAATGGGTGCACTCCTGTATACCCATACCTGATACCGTTTCTTTTAACTTTTTAGAAAACTGTGAATAATACATTAGTCTTTAGTCATTTTGTCGACTGCTTTTGAAACACCTTTCAATCTTCTGTCTGCAACTCCAGCAGTGTTTGAATATGTCACACCAGCTCCACCACGACCAAATTTATCAGTATGAACTGCAGCATCAACTGCTGCTTTCTTAACATAAGAACCTAGAGTTGCTTTTGACAATTCATCTAGTTGCTCAAAGTCTTCAGACACCATAAAATCTTCAAGTTCTTCTAAAGAGTAATCTTCAAGAGTAAATTCTTCTGGCAAATTTACTTTTTTTCCTGCACCCTTAGAGGATTTAACAGAATATAAAGTTTTTGGATTTGCTGAACCGCCATGATTAATTGTAACATCAGCTGTTCCAGATTTTTTATAGGTTACGGTATTTGAATTTGGATTACCCATATGATTGCTATCTTGCGATAAATGATCTTTATTATTAGTACTGTATCCAGCAGTAGTCAATGTTTTATGTATTGATCTAAGTTTATTTAATTTACCTGCTAATGTTGGGTGTGTAGAAGAAGTATTTGATAAAAATGATTCTTCTAACTCTTCAAGTTCTTCTTTGGTTAATTTGCCAATTGCTGTAGCAACACCTTTAGTTCGGTTTGCAGTTTTTCTTGCTGTTGTTGGTTCGTGTGTATATGATAATACATCTTTATCCCCACGACCTGATTTGAAATTAACGGCTGCAGTATGTTTCATCAATTGGTCATGGGCTTTAGTTACATAAGAACCAAGAGTTTTCTTAGATACTTCGTCCAGTTGTTCAAAGTCTTCAGACATCATAAAGTCTTCAAGTTCTTCAACTGAATAATCTTCAAGAGTGAATTCTTCAACTGATTCTCTAGTTAATTGTTTCCATGCTTTTGCTTTTTCTTTTTCGATAAAACTTTTAGTAGTTCCACCTTGAGCATGATGCTTTATTAATTTTTCTTTGAATTTAGGATGCTTAGGATCCCAAGTTTCATATGCACCAGCACTTTCTGTAACATTGAATCTTTTAGTTTTCATATGAGCTATGAAGTCACCAAGCTTTCCTTCTGGATTAGCTTTTTTCCATTTTGTATGGTTTTTAACAAAATCAGGATGCTTTGGATCATGCAAGTCATATGCATCACGCGAATCATAACCTTCTTCTACAACTGAACCAAACATACCTTGTGCAACAGATACCCTCATATTATCTAAATGGTCAGATATTTTACTAGCCATCACATAGTTAAAACTATCTTCAATAGCAATTGAATCGCCTTCAGCAATTGCGTTAATTAAATCTTTAATAGATTCTTTAATCATTTTTGGTATCCTTAATTATTGTGCACTTTGTGCATCTTCTGGAACAGGTGGAGGATTTTCTTTATTTTGAGCAGCTATTTCTTTTATATCTTCTTCAGATTGCATTAATACATTCTTTTGAATCCATTCAATACTATAATATTTACCTACATATAAATCAATTTGTTGTAAGGTTACAATGCGTTGATTAAGAACTTCACTTTCTTTTAATTCTGAAAAGTAATTATCTTTTTGGAAATCAAACTGAATACTTTGTTTAATATCATACCATTCATCGTCTCGAATGATACCTTTAGAAATTAATTGTATTCTCAATGCATCTACAAGTAAATTAGCAAACTTTTTACGCAATCTTGTTACAAATTTATTGAACTTTACTTCTTCTCTAGTAATTTCTGTAGAACGGCCAATACTAAATCCTGTTGAAGGTTGCAATCTTCCTAATGGAACATTTAAAGCTTGATATAATTTACTTTGAAAATATTGTACATCTTCTATTTGACCTAGAGTTTGTCCGCCCGGCAGAGTAGTTATTTCTGTACCCTTACCGCCTTCTCTCCTTGGCATCCAGAAATCTTCCATCATAGACAAATGTTTACGATCATCTCTTGTTTCACCAGTAGTAGCATCATAAACAATTTTATTACGAAACTTATTCATAATATCATTTACATATTGTTCTGCTTTTAACTTAGGTAAGTTACCAACATCAATATAGAATATACGTCTTTCAGGTGCTCTTGATATACGATAAATTACTACCGCATCTTCAATCATTTTTAACTGGTTGGTTGGTTTTACTGCCTTATGTAAATGGCCTAATGTCATTCCTGAATTAGGATCAATTAAACCAGAAGGGCAATAGATAACTGAATCAAGAGATAGTTTAACACCTTGTGATGTTTGCTCACTAATTCCTTTATCATTATAGATGTAAAATTCATCTATAGATTTAACAACATCAATGCCTTTTTCATTACGTTGTTTCATTACGTTCTTGATCTTTCTTATTTTTCTTGGATCAATCTTACGTAATTCTGTAATACCTTTTTTGATATTAGCAGGATCAATCAATACTTGATAATATACTCTACCATCTATGTACCATTGACGGAAAATGTCTGGACCGAATTCTTCGAAATCAAATAGTTTTAATACTTCTTCGAATTCATCGGTGATTTTTTTCTTAATGCCATCTGAAACTTTTAAATTATCCAGATTAAGTTCAATAGATTTATCATCTTCAGTTATAATTGATTCATTAACAATATCTGTTATAGCTGAATCACAATCAGAATATTGTGCAACTTCTCGGTATCGACGGATAAGATCATTTTCATTCTTGACAATAGAATCCATATCAAGAACAAGACCATAATAATTCGCAGCACCTGATGCTGTTGTTATTACAGTACTACCGTCTTCCGAACTTGGTGGAACTACACTAAGCGGATTTTCCTTGACGGATTTCTTCTTACCCAACTCGATACCAAAAATTTGCATATTTTATCTCAAAATTATAATGAAAAATGATTAGAAACTAAATGGAATTGTTCCAACTGGAGTATCAATTGATATGTTAGTACCAAAAGAAGCACCATCAGTATCTGTACCAGTATTTGATGTAAAGTAGTTATAAGTAAATTCTACATCAAAAGTTTCAAGTTGGTTTATTACATCAAAGTCTAATTGAATAGCCCCAATAGTTGTTGGATATGCATCTGCAAATTTATATACTTTTAAAGTAGCACCATTACGATCTAATTGATGAACTTCTAAATCTACTTGATAATCGGCAGGATTTGTTTTACCTTCAGTGGCTGCATATCTTTGAATGCCTGCTTGCCAAGATTCAAATGCATTACGTAAACCAAAAGTTGTATCATTAATAAGTGTTACAGTCCATGGTTGGAAAGTACGTTCTCCTGCAATATTAACAACTCGACCTCTATATGGAACTTCTACATTTGCTATAGTAGATCCAGGAAGTTGAGCTCCTTTACATAAAAACTGTGCTCTTGCTCCTTCAAATGCACCGGCTGATACATAAGAAGGAAAATTTAAATATGCTCTAAATTGATTGGCTCGGGCACCGCCACCAATTAATTGAGATTTAAAATCGGATATATTTGCCATTTTTATTCCTTAGGTGTATGACTTTATATTATTTATAGTTAAAGTTGGGAGTGTATTTCAACTCCCAAATACTAATTAACCGCCAATTTCAGAGAAACTAATACCACTTCTTACTGCTATAAAGTTCAAAGTAATATAGTTAATTGATCGTGCAGGTTTAACATAAATATCGCCTACAAATTCATTACGATCAATTACTTCTCCAGTATTATTAGTATCATCACAAATTACTCTAAAGTCAATAATACCTCTACGACCTTTAACATCTCTCAAAAATGGTTCAACAATATTTTTGAATTGAGCTCTTGTAAACGCATCATTAAATTCAAATAATTGATATTTAGATGCAGTAGCAATTGCTTTTTCAAGGACAATAAACAATCTACGAACGTTGATACGATCAAATGCAGATGGTTTTGCCAATAATGTTTTATCACCAAATAATACAGTGCCTTGTCCAGGAAATGTAACTACAGGATTAACACCATTTTTATATACTGAATCTCTATCTATTTTAGATAAATTAGCGGCAAGTTTAACAACATTTTTAACTTGACCTCTATTATAACCTGCAGGAGACCACCAAGCATCATTAGTATAATCAGTACGTGCAGTCATACCGGCGATATCACCATTTAGTGGTACCCAACGATATTTATCATTATAACGATCATATTGATACTTATAACCAGAATCCATAATACCATAAGAAGATGATGTTAATCCATTTCTATAAGCATTAATTTTATCAGTCACAGTAGAACCTGAACCAATAATAGCATCACCGGTAGATATATCTTGTGGAGATACAAATACAACACAATCTTTACGAACTTCTGCAATATTTTGAATTACATAATTAGCAGTAGCAAAATTTGCTTTACCTACTGGTATTAAGCTAATATCATATTGACTGTCGTTTAAATATAATTCCCAAGATGTTACTGCATATGCACCATCAGAATCAGTAAAGTCATTGACTGCACCGGAAAATGAATCATTCAAAGCACCTTTTAAAGGAGCATATGAAGCACCTGCAACAACCGCAATACCCCACGCATTACCTGTACCGGAAATATTTGCAGTATGATCCATCCACCAAATATATTGTGAACGTGTATTAATTACTTCTTTATAATAGTTAATTGTACCATCATATTTTTTAGCATCTGATACTTTTGAAACATAAGCAAATTTTTCTAGAATTGTACCTTTTATTCCTGAGAATACTCCATCTTCATCAATAACAATAATATGTAATTCATCATAAAGAGCATTAGAGTTAGAAACATAATCTGAAGTTCCAGGCGCAGAATCAAATTGAGCATTATATGCCCAGTCAGCTTTCAATGCAGTACCTGCAGGAACAGAAATTACGGATCCAGGAGCTTCTAAAGTTAATGAAGTATTAGATTCAATAGACTTAACAGTACCAATAAGTACACCAGCATCTGTTTTAAGGATAGCTCCAACATGAAGTTCTGAAACAAAAAGTGTACTTACACCAACAACCGTAGTTCCACCAATAGGAACAATACTAGAAGATGTAACACTAGACAAAACTAAATTTTTAAATGTTAGTCTATCCGCCATTGAAACTTTCAATGAATTACCTAAAATACCTGCGTATTTTGCTGCCCATAAGCAGTCATACGTTGAGGTAACTAAATCATCATAAGCATCTACATTTTTAATTTTAACAGCAGTACCACTGGTACTGACGGCATTAACTGAAGTAAGAGAATCAATTCTAGATATGTATAGACTGTTTGTATATGATAAAAAGTTTGCTGCAGTAAAAAATGATTCAAAGGTACTATCATTAGGTTTGCCAAATTGTTTTACTAATTCAACTTCTGATGATAATTGTACTGGGTATTCGATTGGACCCCACTGGAACTTACCTGCAAATGCTCCAGTAGATGATGAAACTGCGGGCACAATATTAGTAAAATCTTTTTCTACTATTGTAACTCCAGGACTTAGCGCATATGCCATTTAAATTCTCCTAAGAAATAATATTCTGGGTATACGATGAATCATACTTAAGATTCATTGTATTATTTATAAAAAATTGTATTTCAGAAATTCAAAAGCATAATAGGTGCTTCTGATTCTATTTGTCCATCATCATAAAAACCAAATGGTGTTAACTCTTCTTCTATTAATCTCATTTGGTTTTGATACATCATTTTTCTAAGTTCTACGTTATTTAATTCTTTAAAATATGGTTGTGTAGTTAACCATGAGAAAATAACAAGTCCCATTACTAAATCATCTTTATAACTATCATCTGCTGCGTATGAATCCTTAACTTCAATAAAAGTAGATAGTTCAGAAATAGTATCCATATCATTAATAAGCAGTTTATTTTCTACTAATAATGATTTTAAATTGGCACATCCAATTCTTTTTGTTTTTTTATCAGTGTTTACACCTAAAAACGATCTACCACCAAATCCACCTCCGGCAGATTGTCCTCTATCTAATCCCTTTGGTTTTTTATTTATAATAATCATATTTTCATATTCTAACTCATGATGTAAAATATGTGCCACCTGTTCAGATATATTTATCTCAATTAAAACATAAGCATTATTATAATCTTTTGCTACTTTATATATTATATTTGGAAATAATAAAGGACTTATATGATTATCTTTATACTTAGCAACTTGCTTATAAGGTATTTCTGTAATATCTATGACTTGAATTATAGAATTGTCACCTCCTACACCTTTAGAAGGATCAACTGTCATTATATAGTTTCTACCTCTTTCAGGCGCTTCAAAAACGTCTAAACCTTCTCTTGAATATTCAATAACATTTGGAGATAATTTAGATAATGTTTCAGCCGGTATAAGTGTTAAACTAGAACCTAAAAATGAACATTCAACTTCTTGACAATATTTAATATCACCTAATTGTCTTCGTTGTTCTTCTGCCCAAGCAGCATCTCTTCCTGGAATTTCCCAATATGGAATAAACAGTGGTATAAAGTCATTATGACCTTTTTCTGCATCTGTCCAAAACTTCCAAAAATGATTATAACCAAGTGGAGTAGAACTTAGTAAAATTTTAGATGTTTGTCCTGAAGAAATTGTAGGATAAACAGAAGTAAAAAACTCATCAGCTACTGTATTTGGAATAAACGCAGTTTCATCAATATAAAGCATATTAACAGTTTTACCACGAATACCGGAACCTGTAGTAGCAGCGGTAAATACTTTTGACTTATTTTCTAATTCAATATCACCTTTATTCCAGGTTGTTACTCCACATTTTAACCAATCAGGTAATAACTCAAACATTAGTTGAAGTCTACTCATTACCTCTCTTGCTGCAGCAGATTTATTTGCAAGAATTGCTACATTTTTTGCATCATTAAAATTAACATACCAAAGAATATATGCTGCAGAAGTTTGAGTTTTACCCTGTTGACGACCTTCCATGAGAATAACTTTACGATTCTCATGTATTATCTTTACCTTTCTTTTTTGGCAATCATAAAGATTAAACGGTACAATACCATGGTCAATTGAAATAATTTTACAATAACTATCTATAAAATAAATAGGATCCTGGGCGCACTTAATATATTCTTGTACTTGTTCTTGAGTATATTGAACTTGTACATTTGCCGCCTTTAAATTAGGATTGCTATTATATGTTAATGATGCCATAATAAAACTAATCTATTAAATAGATCGTCTTTCCTTATCAATTTTAGTATTTACTTTAGTGATTGCTTTATTGGCACCAGTAATACGTTTACGCGCTTTGTCCATATCACCCTTTTCAATAGCATCTCGTCTCTCTACTTCATTTTTATCCAAATATGTATTAAGAGTTTTCTTTGATAATTCTGATATCAGTTCCCTATACGATTTCATATATGTTCCTTAAAAGTGTTCTAACCATGATTCTGATGTAATACTTCCATCTGTAGGATCACCTACAGAAGTATAATTAGCAGTAGGTTCATTAGTAACACTATCATTAATATTAGCTTTAACAGTAGTAATGATACCACTTGTGCTATTTCCGCTAAATAAATTTAATTTCAAAGTGAAATTTAATGTATGAGTTACAAATCTTCTAGTAGTAAAATCTCCATCATAATCATCTTGAACCGAAATGCTATTTAAAATAATAGGAATGTCTTGAATAACATTCATTTCAGGAACTGCATTAATTGATAATGTGTATTCAGGAGTAAATGTAGGTAAAATTTGTTCTATTATTTGTAATGCATCTTCTTGAGTTTTTGTCAAAATATACAATGAAATGTCAAGATTATACGGAACAACAGAACTTAATGTACTTAGAGAACTTAAACCATCACCACATTTTATTTGTTGCATTCTGTTTGTTTTTCTTACAGAATCATAAGAATAACCGGTAATTTCAAAGGATATTCTAGGCAATGATGTATATGTATGTCCTTCTAAAGTAGGATCAGAATCTATTCTTACTAGCCACTTTTCCTTTGGTGCATATCCTACTGGAACTTTTAAGGTTTGAATTGTAGTTCCAGTAACAGAACCACCTTCCTTTCTTTCTATTTTAATATTAGAAAAAAGACTGCCAAAACCAATAATAGTTTTTCTTATAATTCCGTGATAAAATGGAGTTTCGTACATTAAATATCTCCGAACGGATTATTAGTATTCCATACAACAGTAGATGCTTCATCTAAAAATGAGTTGTTATCACCGTATGAATCTGGTTTATCTATATTAACTTTAACAACGGCTTCAATAAGTGCACCTACTCCATTCCCAATTATTTCAACATATGGTATAGATTTGTATCCTGTACCAGGATTGGTGATAATAATATCAACAATTTTACCGGCATTACTTCCAGTTCCAATAACCGTGGTTGCGGTTGCTCCATATCCAGTAGAAGATGTAAATTGTACTGTGGCAGTTGAATATGCAGATCCAGTATTTGTAATATTAATAGCAGTTACCTCACCGAAATTACTATCTGTGATATCAGTAGAGAATGTTTTTAATGATTCAAATACATCAATATCAGTATGACCTGTATCAATTCTTTCAGATGCATATTGGAATAATTCTACTTGAAGTTTATAGACATATAATTTGCCTAATTGATAGAATGGATCTTGATGTTGTACAAATTTAATTTCAAATAAACCTTTTGACAATGGGAAATAAATTAAGTCACCTTCATTAGGTCTAGTAGGTACAGTTGTTATACCGTATCTGCCGACAAATTGTTCCCATCTTCTACGGGCAACTACAAGAGTTGCCGATTGTTCTACCATCAATCCAAACTTTTGGATCATGAATCCCTGACCACCAAATGAATCAATGTTTTCAAAATACATTTCTATTGGGAAAGCAGTTTTAAACTGAGATAATCTATCTTCTCCTAGAATATTATCCTTTGCAACTAATGTTCTGGGGATATACATCACTTCATTTCCATACATACGAAGTGATTCAATGATCAGATCTTCTACAAGATACTGTTCATTTTTTATGCCATGTGTAAAATATACATTAGTAGTTGTCATGATTTATCCCATGAACCAACTTAGTGGAGCAGATTTTGTCATTAATTCATCTTCTAAATCTTTAATCTCATCAACTCCCTCTCTATATAAAGAATCACCATCTAGTGTGACGCCACCTGGAAGTTGTATACCGGAAAACTTTTTAATGTTTGTTGCCCACATCTTTTTAAATAATGCAGTTGTATAATGTTTTAACCATAACTCTCCCCACATTCTAGGAGCAGTGACAGGATCTAAAGCACCATAACCATCAACCATTAGATATTGACCAATAAGAGCATCTGCTTGCCATTTAATATCAAGATATAGTTTGTTTGTAAATCTATTAAACCGAATATCAGGTTTGGCATTAAGTTCAAAATCTAGCATTGACAAATGACTCATTACAGTTTTATAATAGATCATAGAGGTAGATGTAACATCATATAAGTCATGCAAACGTAATTGATATTGTAAATCAAACATATTCTTTGAAGAAGATGCTTGAGACATAGGAATAACTCTAGTCACACCATACAATAAATCAGGAAGCGTAATATATCTATTATCAAATACACCTTTAACTACTGGAGAAGTTAAACTTAATGTAGCAGAAATTATATCATTTGAAATAGTTTCTCCAGCAAGGAAATTACCGGTTATATTAACTACAAGAAGAACATTTCCTGTAGAAGTTCTTGATTCTGTTCTAGTACCTTCATCTAAAACTACAAATGCTGTAGCACCAGATGTTGCTCCAGTAACTTCAGTTGCATCACCAAAAGATGCAGCATTATTAGTTGTAAGATTTAACACAGAAGCAGTAATCATATATTTGGCATATACTTGTTCAATACCTTCTGGATGATATAATCTCCAATATTCTACTGCTTCATCAATACGATCTTCTAGTTGATCATCATCAACATTTATTTCAAGCACTGGTGCACCTAATGCTCTTAATGCATATTGTTTTAAACCTTCCCTTGTATTTACTGTTGCCATCTTAATGATCCAATAATTAGTTCTATATTCTATTTATTAAACACCGCATTGAACATATTTTGAACTATTTCTTCTTCATTACTAATATCTGAATCTTCTACCAATGTATAACCTTTATTTGTATATACAGGTAATGAAGAATCATCTGGATCATCAAGAGTAATTTGATAATCAACGTATAATTGTTTAGGTATAGTTACCATATCTTCACGATAAGTAATGCTAATTAATTTTTGTGTTTTTGTAATTGCCATTTTATTTTCCTTTGCTTATAAGTTCTTTCAGTTCATCAATTGCTTCTATTAATGATTTAATAGTGTTATTTTGTATATTTACCTGTTCTTTTAAGAATACAACTTCTTTAGCCAATTGAACTGCTGAAACTAATGCAGCATTTCCATAAGAAACAGATAACATTCCATCCACTTGGGTCATTATAGCATCTGGCATAAGGGGTTGTAATGCCTGGGCAGATACACCTACTTGAGTACATTCTTGGTCAGTTCTATCATATATTCCATGTTTAATCTCAGCAAGACGTTCGACAAAATTAATTGGTAAATCTCTCCAATTTTTCTTTAATCTTTCATCTGAATATGCTGTGATATTATTGAGCATTGTAAGCGCCCCAACACCAGTCATAGAGAAGGCATTTGATGATGCTGACCAACCACCTATTACAAAGTTATTTGCATTACTTAAACCAACATTTATAGCGTAGGCTCCTGTTCTATGGAATGACATACTTGCGGGATAAGTAGCATTACCTCTTACTGAAATTGAACCAGTATCGTTTGCTACATTAATATCAACCGTGCTACATACCTTACCAACAAATAAACTGGTTTGCTGCGTTCCATTTACATATGAAGCATTTGTAGCGGTTGTAGCAGAAACAGCGTTGCCTGTGCAAGAAGTTGATGAACCAGTGACGTTACCACCAGTAGTTATGTTTGTTCCTGAAATAGTGCTATCTGACGACCAACTACCATCATCGTTGCAGTATGACCCCCAGCCAGCGGATTGATTTAAAAAACCAATCCTATTTGAATTACAATGGATGCGTCTTTCACCTTCATCACCATCACCCATGTAAATATCAGAGGCATTTAACCCATTACCAACTCTTAAATAGCTGTTGGTTGTGATATTGCCGGAAAACGCTCCAGTAGTTGCACTAACATAACCACCTGATTGATTTGTAGCGGTTGTAGCAGAAACAGCGTTGCCTGTACAAGAACCTGAAGAACCTGAAGTTGAATCGCTTATACGAGCAGAATCGACCCGAACGCCATAAGTTTGACTGGCATTCCAACCCATCAATGTCGGATATGTTGCTGACCAAGCAACCTGAGCATTTGTGTTATTTACCGCTGAACCTGTGGGTGATGTACCATTAGAAGCATCAAATATAACGTGACCATTGCTATAGTTCTTCCAACCCAACATATTAGCAACTGCACTTGTCCTATACGATGCCCAATTAGATTGGTCGCCTATTAAGGTTGTAGCAGTAGCAGCGTTGCCTGTGCAAGATGTTGATGAGCCTGCAATATTAAAACTCATAGGCATAGAACTTACAAAATTTGTACCATCAAATCCTGCATACTTAGTACCAGTGTTTCCGTAATACATATAACCAGTAGTTAAAGCCGATGCTCTAGCTGTAGTTATATCACTGTGTTGAACAGCGTTTGCAGTTCCTAAGTTTTGGTTTATTGTATAAGCAAGACCTATAGAAACTGCGGCAGAACCATTATATGAAGTACCAGATAGTGGAGCACTAATGGTTAATGTATTAAGGTTAGATCCTAAAGATACACCTGAAATTGTACTAGATGCTAACTTAGTAATAGCAATTGCCGCCGAAGCAGAAATATCTCCATTAACAATTGTACCATCAGCAATCATTGTACTAGTAACAGTTCCAGTATCACCCGTAGTAATTATAGTGCCACTTACATCTGGAACTGTTAATGTTCTAGTAGTAGCAGTTGTTATATTTGATAATTGAAACTGTAATTTTTTAGTAGCATCAGTTTCATCAATAAAATATGTTGTGCTATCAGATAATGATTTATTTGTAAGAGTCTGGGCCGTTGTTTTATCAACTGTTGTTGCAGTGTCTATGGCAATAGTAACTGCACTAGAACCATTATAGGAAGTACCAGATAATCCAGTGCTAATAGTTAATGTACTTAAATTATTACCAAGAGATGTTCCTGAAATTGTATAAGAAGCAAGTTTTGTTATTGCAATAGAACCGGCAAGCATTGTATTTGTAACAGTACCGGTATCTCCAGTAGTTACAATTGTTCCAGTAACTGCTGGTATAGTAAGCACAGTACCAGTTCCAACTGCAGCAATAGGTATTATTTGGACTGTTCCTGAAGTACTTCCAGGTAAAGTAACTGAACTAATTCCAGTTAGAGCAAGATTAGCAGATGCTCTATTCAATGTAACTGCAGTTGTACCAATATAGTGTGTAGAATTACCTAATACGGTGCTTGAAATAGTACCAGTTAAATTTCCAGCAGTTGTATAATATGAACCATGCTGGCCATCTAAATAATCAACATTTAAATTAGATACAAGTGTTGTAGAAGTAACAGTTAATGGTGCAGTTCCAGTAGCAATTGTAGAAGTTAATGAACCAACTTGTAATGGAGCATATGTAACTCCGGTAAAATCTACTGTAGATGAACTAGGTTCAGAAGTCATTCCACTAAATAATTTCCATACACTATCAGAAGCATCTCTTACTAATCCGGTATGTAGATGTGTCCCATTATTATAAGCACCGATAATACCCAGATCTGTAATATCTGCAACATTATTATCTCCAATATAAATTAATGGATCATCAATAACAAGTTGGGTACCAGATAATTGAGTTGCACCGCCACCAAAGGTAATACTGCCATACACATATAGATCATGTTGAATTGATGTTGTACCCGTATGGGCAGTATTACCTATGGATATAGCAGTTGAAGCACCACCAATATTAATAGTTGTTGCAGTTGTGTTTAATAAATCAAATGATGTACTACCAGTAGTTAAACTAGTGGTAACTGCAGGCGAGGTAAGAGTTTTATTTGTAAAAGTTTGGATTCCTGTTAATGTGGCAACAGTAGAATCTATTGTGATAGTAACGGTACTAGAACCAATATATGAAGTACCAGAAAGACCTGTTCCAATTGTTAAAGCATTTGGATTTGATGCAGTAATTGTTGCAGAACCACCTAAACTAATAGATGATCCATTAATTGTAATAGAACTATTTGTTAATTTTGTGTTGGCAATAGAACCTGCCAACATGGTATTAGTAACAGATCCAGTATCTCCAGTTGTTATTGCAGTTCCAGTTACTGCTGGTAATGTCAAGGTATTTGTTCCTGCTGTAGCAGTAGCTAAAACAGTGATTGTACCAGAAGTTGATCCAGTTAATTGAAGATTAGGTGTGATTGCCCCATTCTTTACTACAAACTCGTTTGCCATCTCATTTCCCTATCCACGAGATTAAAATTATACAACCATTGTTGTTCTTGATATATTTATAGTTGCTGAAGTTGCTGATCCCATTGTTACAAGTAATCTAACATTGCCAGTATTAATATCTGTAGCAAATGTTCCAAGTGAACCATTAGTATTCATCATACCATATTCAGTCATAGTAGTAGTAGTACCATTATGAATAACAAGGATTTCTGAAACTTGATAATTTGTTCCTTGCGTAATTTGTACAATATATTTTGATGATCTATAAGTAGCAACAGCAAATGTATCTACAGCAGTTTGAGATAATGTAGCAATGGTTGTTTGAATTACATTTTCATTAGCAATAGTTGTAGAACCAGTTTTCTTATCAAAAGCATTTAATGATTTATTTGATAATGTTTGAGAACCAGTAAGAGTTGCAACGGTTGAATCAATGGCAATAGTAACTGCACTAGAACCATTATAGGAAGTACCAGATAATCCAGTACCAATAGTTAATGTATTAAGATTAGAACCAAGTGAAACACCAGAAATAGTAGATGCAGATAGTTTAGAAACTGATATGGCTGCAGAAGCACTAATGTCTGCATTAACAATTGTACCATCGGCAATCATTGTACTAGTAACAGTACCAGTATCTCCAGTAGTAACTATAGTACCAGTAGTAGCAGGTATTGTTAATATAGTTCCGGTTCCTACTGCTGCAGTAGGAATTAATTGGACTGTCCCTGAAGTGCTTCCAGGTAAAGTAATAGAACTAATTCCAGTTAACGCAAGATTTCCTGTTGCTCTATTAATAGCAACTGATGTAGTACCAATATACATTGTTTGAGAAGGAGATGCATAATCAGTACCTACAGTAGCAGCACTTATTGCTGTTCCATTTCCCTTTAATATTCCAGTAATAGAAGTTGATAAGGTAATAGCCGGAGTTGATGTACTTGTCGCTACAGTACCGGCAAATCCATTAGCAGATACAATAGAAACAGAAGTTACTGAACCACTACCACCAAGTAAACTTGTAGCTACTCCAGCACCAGCAGCAGTTAAATCAATATAAACTCCTCTAGCAGTTCCACCTTGTTCAAAAATTCGTAATTTATTTTGAAAAACATCAATTGTAACACCGCCACCTAATGTAGTATTAGTTAGTGGTTTTGCTAAATTGATTTGTCCGCCTTCATCAGCAACAGAATTAGATGAAGTTAATTCTGAACCACTTACAATTCCTGATGCAGTTACTGTTGTAAATGAACCTGCTGCGGTTGTAGTTCCACCAATAATACAATTGTTTAATGTACCACCTGAAATAGTACTTGTATTAATTGTAGGAGAAGTAAGAGTTTTATTTGTAAGAGTTTGAGAACCAGTTAATGTAGTAACTGTAGAATCTATAGCAATAGTAACTGCAGAAGATCCATTATATGAAGTACCTGAAAGACCTGTACCAATAGTTAACGCGGATGAAGTTACATTTAAAGATTTAATTACATTAGATGCATTTTTAAAATACAGTTTTTCATCTGTATAATTTAATGCTAATTCACCATACGCTAAATCGGTAGTTAATGGGACTTTAGAAGCAACAGAAGACTTCTTTAATAGAACTGTGTTTGCCATTGTGATTCCTAAAAAGGATTAATAAAAGGGGGAGTAATAACTCCCCTGAATACTATTAGTATGTACCGCCGTCGATATTAAATCCATCTAAAGTAGATGTACCATTACCTGCTCCGGTAATATTAGTACCAACATATATTGCTTTAGCAACAGATAAACCACCACTTAATACAACTGGAGCAGTTCCAAGGGCAGAAGCATCGGTAACAGAAGTAAATGTTATATTACCTGAAGCAGCAACTGTAGTACCACTAAAAGATGAAGCAGTAATTGTTTTATTACTTAATGCCTCAGAACCCGCAAGAGTTGATAAAGTTCCAGTTATAGGTAATGTAACAGAAGTTATAGCAGTTGCTGTAAGAGTAATAGCAAAGGCACCACTAGTACTAAATGCTCCAGCGGTGGAAATATTTCCACCTAGTGTAATTGTACTTGAATTAGATACTCCCGTTCCACCTTTAGCAGAAGCTATTACTGTTCCTGACCAAACACCTGTTGTAATAGTACCTAATGTAGTAATAGAAGATTGACCTACATAAGTAGAAGCAATATCTATACTATTAGCATTACTTGTGATTCTACTTGCAGTACCAACTACATCAAGAACACCGGAAGTTAATGTTAAACCATCTCCAGCAACAGTTGATTTTAATTGTAGATAATCAGCAGCAACTTCTATGCCGCCAGTAGCAGAAGCTTGTACAAAGAATGTTGTACCAGTTTGACCTAAACCATCACCTGCAGTATATGCACCTGCGCCAGAGAATTGTACCCAAGATTGGCCACTAAAACTTGTTAAATAAGAATTTGATTGTACCCAACCTGTTTTTGCATATACTGTACCTTCTTGAATGAATATAGATGCACCAAGCAATTCACTATATACACTAGCATCGGCAGATCTTGTTAATGTATAATTAGCGCCACTTTCAACATAATCGTAAATACCATTATCGGATGGTGTAATTTGTCCTAGCAATAGTAATCTATAATTACCTCCTAATGCTCCATGACCATCAATATTCAATGCTGTCATAGCAGCAATTGTGCCAGTCAAAGGCACATTTCCAATTGCTAATAAGTGTGCTGCTTGTTTCCAGGTTAAACCGGTTATTTTATTATCAACATAATCTCTTGTTACAGCGTCGTTTCCAGTAGTTGGAGTTGCAAGATTTGTAATTCTTGCTCCATTAACATCAACTGTACCTGTACCATTTGGATCTAATGAAATATTACCATTAGTATTAGTAGATGATATAGTATTACCATTAATATTAATATTATCAATAGCTAATTCTGTTAATCCAATAAGTGTTGTAGAGACCGCACCTAAGGCAACAGTTGTAGAACCAAAGGTAACTGAGGTATTAACAAGTGCACTATTACCAATATTAGTAAATGTATTTGTAGAACCACTAATTGATTTATTTGTAAATATATCTGTTGTTGCTTTACCAACTAATGTATCTGTAGCAGCAGGTAATGTTAATATACCTGAAGCAGCACCATTTGTTGTTAAAGTAGTTTGTCCACTAATACTGCCGGTAAAATTAATACCACCTGAAATACTAGGTGTAGTTGCTAATACAACTGTCGCACCAGTACCAGTATATGCAGTAATTGCATTACTATTAATACTAAAACTATTACCTGTACCGGCAGTATTAAAGGTTTTATTTGTAAATGTATCTGTTGTCGCCTTACCTACTAAGGTATCAGTAGCTGCAGGTAATGTTAATGAATTAACACCGGCAGTTGCTGTAGCTAAAACAGTAATAGTACCTGAAGATGAACCATTAAACTTAGCACCGGTACCACCAATAGTTGGTAGTGTTAGTGTTTTATTTTGTAGTGTTTGAGTGTCTGCTAAGGTAACTACAGTAGTATCAATATTTAATGTAACAGTATTATTTGTTATCGCAGAAGTAAGTCCATTGCCTCCAATAAATATTAGTGTATCTGTTAATAAAGAAACAGCATCTGTTCCAGTATCACCGGAAATATTTAAATTAGATGCTACAGCAGCAGTAGTTACAGCTGTAAGTTGTCCTTGAGCATTAACAGTAATTATAGGAACTGCCGTAGCAGAACCATATGTATTAGCACTTACAGTAGTATTTGTAATAGAAATTGTGGATGTATTACCAATGTCACTATTAGTAATAGTAACCCCAGTCCCAGCAGTAATTGCTCCTCCAACAGTATCGTAAATATACTCAGATAATGGAGTTGCATTATCACCAATATATGGATTAGTGATAATAGTTTTACCAGTACCATTAGGTGTGATAACAATATTACCATTAGTATCTGTCGAACTAATAGTATTAGTAGAACCTGTAAGGGTAATATTACCTACATTAATATTATTGATTTTACTATTAGAATCAATAACTATAGCAGATGATGCAGTAAGAGTTCCAGGAGATTGATCCAGCATGTCGGTAAAATATTTACCACCTATGACATAATGGTTTGTAGCATTTCCTGCTGTTTCTGTACCTATACCAATATAAAGTCTATCGCCGCCATTACTACCATTATCGGTTAATGCTGAATAAGCCATTTCGCCTGCGGCAAGAGCACTTGGATTCCCGCTGACTGTACTTCTTTTAATTCTTATGGTTGATGCCATTTTTTAGTTATCTCCGTTAAAATTCGCCAGCTTCCATATCTTGTAAATCAAGATGTATGGTGGATGTCCATTTATTTGTAATAGAATTAAACACAAGCACTGAACCGTTTTGTATAATCGAGGTATCTACATTACCTATATCAGATATAGAACCAAGTATTGCAGGATTTGCTAAATTAGTCGAAACGTATGGTCCCGTATCATATCCAACCGATGCAGTTAAATAGTTTTGGTCTACTATTGCTATAATATCTGCCATATTATATTTGGGTTATTTGTGGTGTTATTGTAGCTATGCCTTCAACTACTCTTGTTTTTATTCCACTACTTGTTTGTGTTATCTCAATATCATAAAGGTATCTTCCAGGAGGTATTGCTCCGGATTCAGATGAAGTTAATTGGATACGAACTTTACCTGCAACAGCATCATAAATTGTAGTATTAAAGTTAAAGGCAACAGATGTACTATACGATTTACGCATCTGTGATCTGACTGTATAACCAGTCAAATTTAGCGGTATAGTATTTGATGCTGCTACAGTAATTGTGTTACTGTAATCAGCACCTGCATCTACAAATAGATTAGCAACCGTTGCCATTTAAATCCTCTTTTTTTATTTATTAAGCAATACGAATTAAACCAGTAGTACTGTTATTTGTAGGCATTGTTAAAGTAAATGTACCTGATGTGATACTTTGTGCTGAGAATGTAAACACACCAATAGCATTTTTACCTGCTACAGTTGAGTTATATATCAACAATGTATCAAAACCAGTAATAGTTACGCCTGTCCAAGTCATTGAACCAGAAGGAGTCCAATAAGTTGTGCCTGAAGTATTTGCTGGAGCAGAAGCATTTGCAATTAATGAGCCTCCTGCAGCATAAGTACCAGTAGCAGAAACTTCACCTGAAGTTGTATAAGCGCTGGATACTGAAGATAATGTAGCTGTTGCTAAGTATAATGCACCATAAAATGTATCTGCTGCAGCTTTACCACCTGTAGCAATAGAAAATGCATGAACTCCGTTCATTAAGTCAGTTTTGAAAGTATTGCATAAACCTGCAGTATTTGCCATTTTTGTATTTCCTTAAATTTAAAAAGTTGATTGTGATACGCCAAGTTGTCCAAATGGATTATTTGTGTAAGTGTGAGCATTTGATTTTACTAATTCTTCATCTAAAAACCATTTTTCACTAAATAAAATATATGCAGATTCTACAATCCATTCAGTTTTATATGTTAATGCTGCTTCTGGTATATTACCCTTTGCAGTGTATATTAATGGTGCATCAGTTGGATTTGCATTTGCAATTGCATCAGAATAGTCTATTTCATTCATCGTATGTTCTCAGTAATTATCATATAGTATTTATAAGTTTTAAATATGTGGTTTTGGATACAAATCTTTTATTGCTTTAATATTTTCTTTCCAAACATCAAAACCTTGATTATAAAGAACATCCAATTGTTCTGCAATTGAAGGATAATTTTCTTTTCTTAACTTTTTATATTTATTAAATTCATATTCATCTTGTAGTCGTTGAATTTCATCATCGACTTGCTTTTTAGTTGGCTTCTTTTGGGTAGTATCCGACCATTCTATATTTTCATATGTTTGGTCTCCAATAATAGACCAAATTGCACCTGGTCTTAGTATTTGAAGTACATGAGTAACATCAAATACTTCAATTAAATCGTGTTTGTATAACATTAATAAATTTCCTGTAAAAGAACTGTACTAGTTGCTACTTCATAATTACGTTGACCTACACTACTTATTGGTCTATTTAAATAGAATGTACCTGCACCTACTCCACCTGATTGTATCATTAATTTATATATAAGTGCTAAGCCGGAGGCACAATTAGGACTATCCATAAACATATAATGATTAGTTCTTGCCGTCGAATCATTGTCAGCATCATATCCAGGTAACCAAATACCTGACCAATAGTTTGTATCTGTTGTATTTCTTCCAATTTCTACATCTGCACCGCCTGCAATTTGTCTAAATAATCTAAAAACTGTATCATGATGGACTTCAAAAGAAATATTAAATTGAACTAATATTTTACTTGATGCATAAGAAGTTGTTATAGCAGTATTAAGATTCGAAATAATTGTTCCTATATTATTATATGTTGCAAATGCAAAAGTTGCTTTAGTATCTACTTTATTAGATATTGTTTGTACAACCATTCCAGTTGCTGGCGCAGAATACCAATCAGTTCCATTAGATCTTAATATTCTTTTAGCAACACCAGGAGCAATAGTACCTATACTATTTGCACCATTACCAACTATTAATCCATTATCTAAAATAGTTGTTAGTCCAGTTCCTCCTTTAGTAACTGGCAAAGTACCTATCATATCTGTTGAACTTATATCAAGACTATCCCAAGAAGCAGTTGTACCATTAGTTTTTAAATATTTACCTGTAACACTTTGTGCTGGAACATATGATGGAGTTACATAATTTAATGATGTTCCATTTGATGTTAATACTTGTCCATTTGAACCTATAGTAGTTCTTCCAGTTCCACCATCACCTATAGTTAATGCAGTTACTAATGAAATACTTGTTGCTGTTATAGTACTTACACCAATACTAGTAATACCGGATAATGATCCGCCGGTAATTGAAATAGCATTTGAATTCTGTGTAGCAATTGAACCTAATCCAAGAGAAGTTCTAGCAGTTGCTCCTGATTCTATTTGCCAAGTAGTACCTGTACCTACAATAAAACTTGAATCGGTAAATGTTAATGCGGCCAAAGTAGATAACTTAGCATTATAGGCTTGTACATGTGTACCTATAACCAATCCTAAATTTATCCTAGCATCTGGAGAATTAGTAGCTCCTGTTCCTCCTTGGCCAATACCTAGTTCAGTTCCTAATACTAATTGAGGTATAGTTACACTGTAAGATCCGCCAACATTTGAAAAAGTTAAATTTGAATTCAAATACCAAATTTTATTTACAGTACTTTCACTATAAATATTACCTTTATTTAAATATAAACTATAATTTGTAAGACCATTCTCGGCAGAACCATATAAACCTATATTAGAACCGCTTGCATGAGTATCATTAGAATATCCTTTAACTCCAATTGCTTTTCCTGAAGCACTACTTATATTTACATGAGCTTCACCTACTATACCAATACCTGTACACCCACCAGAAGTATATCCTACACCATATGCTCCTACACCGTATGCTATTATATTAGCAGTACCAGAAGGAGTTCCAACATTAGCAATAGATAGTGTGACTACATTTGTTCCAGTATTAATATTTGTTATAATAGCTTCACTAGCTACCCCAGTTGCAGAAACAACTTGTCCAATGTATATTCCTGTTACGTCACTAAGTGTAATAGTAGTTCCACCGGATGAACCTGTAATAATAGTTTTAGCTAAAAAGGTTCCGGTTTTCTCTGATACTAATCCAATATTGTGTGCTTCATTTTTTTGAATACCGGATGCAACATCTGAAAATACGGCAACTGAATTTGGAAATCTTGTAGAATTTGCCTGGCTACCAATATATAAAGTTGTTCCGCCTGTTTTTAATAATCTTGTTTGTATATCAACATTTAAATTAATAAAGTTGTTATCAACCTCAGTATTAGTTAATGTTGAGTTTTTAACTGTAGCTCCAGTTCCAGAGGTTGATCGAGTAGTTATAGCAGCCATTAATTTATCCTGTTAACAGTATATTTACTTATTTACTTATTTATTACTTATTAATGTTAGTAACATTTGTTTTATATCACTAATATCATTTTTCAATACCTGTATTTCATTATTTTGACGTGCAATCAAATCCCTTTGATATAATTGCAAATTTCTTTTAATCATAAATTCATTATAACCATTATCCGAAGTGTTAATTATAGCACGGGACTCTACATCCCGTACTAAATCACTATTTCCTGTTACTTTTAAATATTTCATATTATGCGCAAGCAATAATTCTCAAATCTTTAATAGTTGGTACAGCACATGTATTTGTAGATTGCATCACTAACTTAACAGTAACAGTATCAAATTGACCATTAATTGAATGAATATTAACACTACCCTGAACAGTACTTTCATTTACAACAGACATGGTTAATGTAGATTGTCCTGCAGTTGCACCTGTACCTGCATCAATCTTAGTAATTACTGCGGCAGTACCTACACCAATACCTGTTACTAGAGCACCAACTGAAACACCTAAAGTTGTGGGTATTACAATAGTACTTGCTCCAGAAACACCACTAATAGAATCTACAGTAATAATTTTATCAGTTTCTATATTATAATGATAATCTGTATATGTGAAATCACCTAAATCATTTTTTATTACCGGTGTAGGAGGTTCTATTTTAATCCAATTTAAACCTTCAATATCACTTGATTTTACAGCTTTATAATATACAAATACATCAGAACCTACAGGTACATTTGCCGCAAAATTTATTTTTAAATATCCACAAACTTGATTAAGTATAATATTATTAGAAACATATTTACTAATAGTTGAACTTCCTGCAGGAGTAATTTCATCTTTGAACATTACTCTATTAACTACGGTAGTTCCAGCTACTGAACTTTGACTTACAAAATCTTTACCAATTACAAACATTTTTCCTGTGGTACCATCATCCGTAATATGAGTTACTAGCAATGTACCATTATTTAATGATGAAGTTGTTCCTGCAATAGTAACATATGATCCAATAGCAACTGCTTTTAAATTATCTCGGAATGTTGCATTTGTACTACTAATAGAAGCATGTCCATATACTAGATCTGAAGTTTTAGTATTAAAAGTTAATCCAGTTCCAGTAAATACAGATACTTCATCAATTACAGCAATATTGGTAATACTTTCTGAAGGTTTATTAATCTTATTAGATACCAATATTGCACTAACCCTATGAGTATCAATAATAGGAGATAAACTATCTTTTGTAGTTTTCATTTCTGCTGTAATAGTTAATGGTTTTATTCCACCTAAACCAGCATTTGCTTCATTAACTTCAGATACTATCATCCTTGGAGTATAAAAATAATTTAAATCATTTGAAACACATGGAACTGACGCAGCATCTAAAACATAAGGTGTTTGAGAACCATCAACAGATTTTCCAGATGCAGTTCTAATTTTATAATTAATACTAGTTTCAGGGAAATTTAAATTAGCAAATGAAGGTTGAATAACATCATATTGGATATTTTTAGATAATAACCATTCTTCAGTTGTACCTGAAGGTCCAGCATATCCAGAAGATGTAGCATTGCTTCCGGCAGTAATTGTATATGAATCTGAATCAACATTTGCTATGATTCTATCACCGTTTAAATTAGCTGCGGTAATACCTTTTACGGTATTAACTATGCCGCTAATTCTAACTGTGCTTCCTGAAGGCATACCATGATCTTGGTTCCAGATTCTAACAACTGGAGAACCACTAGTTGTTTGGAATGGATATGCATCAACTGAATCTGTTGTAATTTTAGTAGTTGGAATTACATCATTAATAAATTCAACAGTACCTAATGCAGTTACATCAAATTTAGCTCTGTATACTGTAAATTTCATATCTTGCGTATCACATGGAGTCCATGATTGACCATTTTGTGATTTATACAATACACCTGCATATGGTTGTTTGTCTACTGTTTGAGAAGAATCTGGAATATCATTGCCCATTTCAGAAATCCAAACTCTATAAAGAATAGAATCGCTTACTAATACAATTGCATAATCCGTTAAATTTTTTACATACACCGGACTTTTAAAAGTAAATGTTGTGGGTGTATCATATTTTGGATATGGTATGGGTACAGTACCTTCGCCTGTAACACTAACAATTGTTGAAGATAAATTAATTTTATCAGTCTCTAGTGTAACTTCACTAAAAGGTAAAATAGTTGCACCTGGATATCCATTAACTGTATCACGTATTTGCAGAGTCACAGAAAGGCTAGGATCTTTCTTAGCAAAGAATATATCTACTTTTGTTAAGAAACAACCTCCAGGTTGATCTTTAATTGTAAAGGTTTGAGCAAGAGGATCATACCAACCTGTGCCTGTAACAACCCGTTCAGATGTTTCTGTAATAATCTGATTATCTGTTAAACGTTCTTGTACTAATATACCATTTCTTGTTGCAGTGTATGTTGCTTCCTTAGTTTGTAAAATTCCATTTGCTTCATACATGTTACTGCCTCTAGAATCAAAAGATCCTAGAGGTGTAGTAGTATCTTGAAGTTTAAATTCACGTTTACCTGTTCTAAATCTAACACTATCAGTATTAGGAATATCAAACAACAAACTAACACTACCATTAAAACTAGTTGTTAATGAGTTACCTAATACTTTTGCTGTAGGAGTGGCTGTTAATGTACCAGTAGCAAGACTTATATTTCCTTTTACAGTATCACCAGATAAGAATGTACCTTTAATATTAACTACAAATATTGATTTATGTCCAGTAGTTGGATTATATTCTACATCTACAATAACTGCTGTAGCAGGACATCCAGAAGAATCAGGTGTTTGATATGAAGTAGCACTTCTTTGTGATACAAATATAATATCACCTTTTGTTAAACAAACTTGTGTATCACCATTTATTCTACGTTTAGTCCCTGAAGAATCTCCACCAACATTAGAATTATGATCAAATATTCCACTAACAGAAGTTCCAAGATTTAATTTTGTGGAAGGAGTACAATATTTAGATATATCTATATTTTCAAAAAATGGATAAAATCGTGTTCCTGGTTTTAAAGCTTTTGCTTGAATTAATACATTTCTAGATCTAATATATGGAATAACTGCCGAAGAAACAATTCTGTCTTCTGTCAATTGAGTATCTACTCTAGCAACTAGGGTTGTATTAACGCCTGTTCTAGATTGTCCTTTTGTAGTTGCAGTTGAAGTTGTAAGAGTATAAGAACCTGCATAAATACTCCAATTACCACCTGTTGAAAAGTTTTCTCCTGTTAATCCTCGGGCTTGAGCTTGTTTAGCTAGTTGTCCACCATATGTATTAGTAATTACAGGTGTTCCAGACCATTGGGTTTGCCAAGCATTCCAAATAGTACCAAGAACACCTGAAGATTCTGCTAATACTTTAATAGTATTATAATTACCTTCAACATTATTAATAATATCCGGTTTACGGTTTATTTCAAACCAATCATCAGATGACGGAGTTAATTCCATTTTGCCTAAGAAAGTAAAAATTGCAAATGGATTAATTCGTTCAGTTCTTGAACCTATAGTTTGTTCTGCAATTTTAACATGATCTACTACTGGCAAAGTTATAATATCACCGTACATTTTATAACTGCTTGATGTTCTAGCACCTTCAGTTTTATTTTTCTCAATTATATTAATATTTTGCATTGTATAAAATGGTCGCAATTGATTATTTTCTTGATCAATCGCGCATAAGTAATCAGGTGAGAACGTATTACCTACACCATGACCATTGAAACTATCTACAATAAATCCATTTTGGTATCTATCCAAACCTGAACTATCTGTTACTTTTAGTGTAGTTGTTTCTTGTTCTAACAATGACAAAGCTGTATAATATTCTAAATTTTCAACACGTTTTTCTAGTTTACCTATATCACGCATAGTATAGCGTTTATTTTCAGTTTTTGTGAAAATAACATTGTTAGTAGTAGTATCTAACGTATATGGAGCAATAGTTAATGAATACAACTCCATACCAGTTGACAGAGACACTGGTTGTAAAAGAGGTATATTTGGAGTACCTTTAATATTAACAAAATTACCTGTATAATTAAGATAGATTTTATCTAGTCGGGGCAAATAATAATCATAATCTATGTTTACATCAACAGCTCTTTTTGGTAAAAATGTAGTAGATGTCCATGAAGAACCATTATATGCTGGACGAAAATCAATAGCATCTCTTAATGGGAATCCATCAAATGATGAAATTTCATTATATGCTACTCCTGTATATGATTCAACAGTAAAATAATCTCCAGTACCATGTGCAAAATATTCAAAAAATACTTGAACAGGAGCTGTAGGTGGAGAGAAAGATGATTTTAATGTTAAACGACTATAATCATAATGTGTTTCCCTTTGACCATTATCAAAATCATATCTATCTGAAATATCTATATCATAAGCACCACTAGGAGCAGCAAATGTACCTGATTTCATGTTAATTGATAAAACTTTAAAAACATCAGCATACCCTAGATTTAAAATCGAGGCTTGTCCAGCAGCGGCAGTAGTATATGCTGTTTGAGTAATAGTTGAAGTTTTAGTTTTTCTGGTTGATGTAGCACCGGTTTTATTAACTGCAGCAGATAAAACTGCGCTTTGCCCATTATATGCACTATCTACGTATATTGTTACTTGCGTTCCTGCAACAGTTATACTTGTAATTGGAACAACTGCTGATGCTGTAGATAATAGGTAATTTTCATACGATGCAGAAGAAGCAAATTCGCCAGTATCTGTAGTATCAAACGTTACTTGACCGGCAGTTATAGTTTTAGCAGCAAATCTTTCAAATACAGTATAACTAATATCAGATGAAGCTTTAATAAATGAATTTCGTAATGGGAAAATCAATCCTGAATTATTAGGTTCAACAATATCTGTAGACAATATTGAAAAAGGCGTTCCACTAAGAGCAGTCGAGAGATTTGAATCAATAGTTAACGCAGAATTACTTGCAATTGCAGTAACACGTCTAACTTGTCCAGCACTAGAAATATAATCACCAATTCTTAATGATGCAAGAAAGTTAGTTCCAGAACCAGTAATTGCTGTTGTTGTACCTGATATTGTTCCAGGTAATCTCTTTAAAATAGGACTAATATTAGCTACAAATCCAGATATACCAAATGATTTTGCATATCCAGTTAAAGTTTTACCAACATTCATAACAATATCAAATACAAATAATTTATATATTGTCGATGTTTGATATACTAAACCATTATCCCATTCTACACCTCTTACTTTGCAAGTACCAATTATAGTACCTGCCCCATTAAGTTGATCATAAATGTTAATGGTTGTATTAACTTTATAATCTGGTATACCTAATAATCTTGTAACAAGAATATAATTGCCAACAGTTGTAGGTGTTTTAGCATTATTTACAGAATTATATGTTCTTGCTTTATCTACATCTACAAATTCTGTAGATGGTTTTTGAATTTTGTGTCCGTGAACATATGCCTTGCCTGCTTCCATACCAATAGCAAGTTTTGATTCATCACCAAAATTAGCATATGAAAGTGCCTCAGCATTTATACCACTATCACTTGTTATAATAACTGTGGGATTAGACGTATATCCTGAACCTTGATTAATAATATCAATACCAATTAATTTGCCTTCACTATTAATTTTAGCTACTGCAGAAGCACCTGTACCATTACCACCTGAAAAACTAATAGCAGGCGCAGATAAAAATCCTGAACCTTGTTTTGTTACTTCTATAGAAATTACAGAACCAAAGGAATCATATATGCCTCTATTATAATCTGGCTTTGGTGTATATACCCATTGAACTCCAGTAGTTGTACCATCATATACTTTACCTACAATATGAGTTGGTCCTGTTGCTCCTGCTGATGTACCTGTATTTCTAGCAGTATACAATTTATTACTATTTAAAACAATATCTCCTAATAAATACAATCTACCAGATACCCAACTACTTCTGTCATTATTTCTATGTTCACGTACATCTATTCCAAAGGGAACAACTGTGTAGTCTCCAGATTCATCATAAGTTCTTTCTGCTAGTGTTTTTTCTAATTGTGCATAATCTGTACCGCTTTTTATGCTTATTATTTTACCGTTAATAACGCGACATAACTCAACAAAATTAGAATCAGTGGATGAACCAATAGATAGTTTTGTTAAAACTAAATCTATACTGTGTCTATGTGCGCCAGGAGCAGAATAATTATAACTATTTTGCGCATTATCTAATAATGACTCATCTTCATATTCACTAGTGATAGTTTCATTAATAGTTAATCCAATTCTATAAGAAGGTATATTTGAATATTTGTCTAATATAACTGTTTGACTATCTACTAAAACAAAAGATCCATTAATGTAATATACACCTCTTAATATAATAGCGGCAGAACCCGTACCAGTAGCATTTGAAGAGATAGATTGTACAGAATGTGTTTCATCTGCAAGTGATATTACTTCAGCATTACCAAATGGAAGAGAAGCTGCAGCAGTATCAGCAGTTATATACCGGACAAATAAAGTTGCTGGATCAGTATTATTATATGCAGTAGCATATACAACTTCTGCAGTAATACCACTTGTGACACCTACAACTTGTTTACCTATAAAAGATTCTATAAAATCATTTACATTAACTCCGCCATAAGTAGGATCTATTTTTATATAACTATATTTTGTGTCAACGGCAAATTCTCCAGGAATAACCATAGAGCCCTGCTTAAACATATGGTCGCCATGTCTTTTAACTTGAGTTTGGAGAATTGTTTGAAGTTGTGTTAATTCTCTTGCTTGAACAGGATATCCTGGACGAAACAATATTTTATAGAATTTTTTATCTTCGTTATAATCGTCGTAGTACGGTTCTGTATTAAAATCTAACATGATTCTCTCTTTGTCCTAAAGGTATTGTTATCATTATTTATTAGAATCCAATTATTGTTCTAAGAGTAACTGTTTGTTGTTCAGTAGGTGTAAATGCCTGTCTATTATCTATATACATTAAATCACCTGAATATTTATCAATAGTTGGTGGAGCAACATCAAGCATAGTAAATGTTTGCGTATTATTTGATACAAGGTACATAACTTTGCCAACATCCAATGTATAATTATCCAGCGATTGTAATAACATTGCACTACCTGTATTTGTTACAATTCTAAATCTTGAATTAGTTGTAAATTCTGCAATTAAAGAATCTGCGGCAAACACAGTAGTACTAGTATTAGCATAAACTACCCAACATGCAGTTTCAAATACAGTTGTAGCAATATAAGTAGTGGCATATCTATACATATTACGAATAATACCAATTTGTCTATAGTCATTATTAACTGTAAACCCTTGGTTTTTATAGTTTGATATGTCACTAAAAAACATCAAACCACTTGCTTTTAATTCATTTAACGCGTTTTTACCATGACCACCATAAGGAGGTATAATTGCTCGAGCAGTAGCACCTGTACCAGTTCCAGATATAGTAGCCTTTGCCCAAGTATATCCATAACCTTGAGTTACTATATTTATTTTTGTAACTCTACCTGCAGTTACTGTTACTGTAGCAGTAGCTCCCGAACCATCTCCTATTATATCAATTGTAGCAGATGTATATCCATATCCTCCTGAAACTACCGGAATATTCATCAACTTACCAAAAACCGTCAATAACTCTACATTTGCTTGTAGTGAATTAATATCACCAATTGATAATGAAGCAGTTAATTGTGCTCCTGTTCCATCACCATTTATATCTATAGCAGCAACAGAATAACCTATTCCTCCTTCAATAATTTGTGCACCAATAATTTGACCATTTGTTATTATTGGTACTAATCGTGCTTTTGATATTGTAGTTGTTGCGGTTATTAAACCATTTACACCTGCGACATCACTAATAGTAATAACAGGTTGTTTAGAATATCCTGCTCCACATTTCATAGTTATAGATGCAGTTGCAGCTATACCTGCGTACGTTAGAGTTGCAGTTCCATTTGCTGCACTTCCACTTACATGAGTTGGTGCAGAAGAACTTGTAGTTCCACCTACAGTAACTGTATACAATCTATTTGCATAAAATATTTGCTGGTTAGTTGTATATAATGTAGTTGCTGTCCATAAAGTACCAATAGTTACAGTAGGTGTTATTGTATATGATCCAATTCCTGTAACAACTACCATATTTAATGAACCATTTTGTATTACCGCACTTGCAGTTCCTCCACCCGAACCTGAAATAGTAACAGACGGTGTATTAGTATATCCAGATCCTGTATTTGCAACATCAATAGTTGCAATATTTTTATTTAATGTAACTGTACTTAATTGACCTCCGCCATTTTTTGTAACAGTTCCGGTAGCTAGTGCGCCAATAAATTGTAAAGCAGCAGTTCCATTTGATACTATACCACTAACATGTATGGGTCCTGATGTAGTAAATGTTCCTGGTATAACTGATTTATAATAGTTATTATTATAATTTATTAATTGTTCTAAAACTACAGTTGCACCAGATACCCACGCAGTTGAATTACTAAATGGAGGTTCAATAGATATAGTTGGAGCAACATATCCAGATCCTACTTCTGTTATAGTTGCACCTAAAACATACAATGGATCTGCTTCTAGATAACCATCACCTATAACATTTAAAATTGCACCTGTATATCCTGAACCTCTAGCATCAATTTTAATTATTTGTATATTACCTTTTGAATAAAATTGTTGCTGTAATGCCGTAAGAATAGGCATATGAGAATTTGTAAGAAATTTGCTTCTAAGAGAAATAGGAATATTGTATATAAATTTCCAAATATAACCATCATTTGTAGTTATTGTTTCTGCACTAGCACCATAGGGTTGCTGCGTAGATTGTGCTTCATTATTATTATCAATGCACATATATACATTATAATTATCTCCTAAAACATAATAACTAGTATCTTCTAATCTTTGTATACCTTCTTGACTTATAATAACAACTGCAGCTGCTGTGGCGCCACTGCCTACTCCGTCAAAAGTTACTACCGGTGTTTCAGTATATCCGTATCCTTTGTTTGTTAGTGTGATACTAGTAATTATACCATCCAATACCGTTGCAGTTGCAGAAGCACCTTGACCTACTCCGGTTATAATTATTGTAGGTGCTACAACATAACCTGCTCCACCTGAAATTAAATCAATTCCTTGAACTTCAGTAGAATATGAATCATCATATTGATCATAAATTGTGCCGGATATCCAATCTATTTTTGGTATTACATATGCAACATCATTTGGACTAATTGCTTTTAATGAAATAATTTCATTTCGTGTATCATGTTCATATGATGCAGAATCTATAGGCAGGGGAGGATTATTTTCATCGCCCCAAGATAAAGTTTTACCCAAAAAGTAATAATAATTTGACCCTTTTGTTATAACATCATTATATACACTATCAGCTACTGAATTGTGTAAACTTGACTTTATTAATGCTGTTTCTGCCATTATTTTTCTCTTTTTGAGTAATTTTTATTATTAAGCAATTGTAATAGTCCAATTAATGGAAAGTGTATCACTACTTGCTTTTGTTATCGCAGGAAAAGTTGTATGAGCCAACATTGTACCACTTGAACTCGCATTAAATAATCCTGCTTCTCTTAAAGTTCCAGTACCAGTACCGCCTGCAAACGTTGCAGTTGCTTGAACAGTATTATTGGTATTTGTATACGTTGCTAATGCTACTCTTGCAATTTCTGTATTTAGTG